GCTCGTCATCTACAGTATCATACATATTTTTTTTAGTAATCTTAGAGGCAGGTATACGAAATGCTAATTCTGTTTTTGGCTTATCCATACCATCCTGAATAGGTTTAAAAAAGAATGGTAACCTATTGGCAATAGGAACTACCTTATCGGTAAACATCTTCTTAGCATCAGACCCAGTCTTAGACAGTATGCCCACCCTAGAGTCTTTTACTAAAGTACCAGTGTTAACACATTCTGACGATCCCATGAATGAGAATCCAGAACGTCTTATTTTTAGATAGTCCATTCCAAAACATCTCTTGTCAGCCTTACAAGCTTCCCAGTAAATAAAAAATATTCTATTAGCCTCTCTAAAGTCTGGATATCCAATATCAATACTTGTCCACTGTAAATACATGTAGTGAGATCCAGTCATATAAGTTCGAATGCCGTTGTTATAAAACCAAAAGCCCAGCTCTCTCCTGTCAAATTCTTTTTCTATGTAGTCAACCCACTTATCTTTAAACAACGATGACATTTCATTCCATTGAAATATAGAATTAATTCGTGATAGCTGCTTTGGTATAGATTCTCTTTCCCAATACTGATCAACTTTAGAATCTGATCGTTTATGTATTTCCTTGGGTTGCATCGGTAGACCGATATATAAACCATTTACTTCTATTACCTGATCAATTTGACCTGTTTTAGAAATAACAACTAGCTTATACTTTTCATTATATCCGTAAAGCCATGATCGATTATTATTCTTATTCTTTAGAACTCCAGAAGGAATAAAATCTTTTACATTACTATATATTTTATTTTGATCTTCTTTCTGCAAAGCCTTGTTTTGTTTGAGGTTTATCTTTATTAACTGACATATTTATATTCTCTTGCTCTGTATCAATCTTATTAAGAATCTCAAACGCATCGAATATAGCTAATTTTTTAGTGGCTGCCGCATTCTTCAATCTATCTGCAGCTAGCTCATCTTCTGGATCATGCTTTATTATATCCTCCTTTGCAACTTTTATTAATTGCTCAACAGCTTTTTTACCTGCCTGTATTATTTGTAGTTTTAATAAATCTGAACTCATAGCATCATTGTTATTTGATGATCAAACATTCTATATAGCTTCTCACCATCTACTTCAAATTCATACTCACTATCTGGTTTAAAAACTATTTTTTGTCCACGCTCAACTCCCTTAGATAATAAATATTTATTTGGATAAGCCATCTCTCCCATAAGAGGCTCTTCATTTCCTCTTTTAAATATAGAAGACTCTTGTTTTTTCATGGGTTTAACAAAGCAATAACGGTCATGGCTATGCCACTCACCATCTTGATTGTACATATAGAATTGATCATTGTCTATAAAAAACAAATCATCTTTAAAATAACTTTTACCACTCTGCTGCCTACCCTTCATGTCATTATAAAACTTAAACACATTGTGATGTACCAACAGAGTATCATCTATTTTAATAGGTCCATTATAATTAAGAGGCAGCTCTTGTACTATTCCTTTTCTGTTTGAAAACTTATAGTCTTCTTCTGAGGAACTCGTTATAACATCTAAACCTCCTATATTTTTTGTGTTATTATATCGCTTTCCTTCTAAAGGTTTAACGATAAAGTAAAAAGGAGATCTCATTAAAAATTAATGTTATACTCTATTGACACGGGCATCTTTGAGCCAAACTCTTTCCATAACATTATCTCGTCACTTCTTTGAATCCATATTTTAAAAGAGTTATTTCCAGGGTCGTGTTGTATGAGATGTATAAAATACTGACCGTTTAAAATTTCCTGACCCACTAAGTAGTGCATCGCTCCAGACTTAAAATCTGGTCCAACAGAAATTTTCCTTATATCCATTTGATTTAATTTGATTTGAATATAAAGATACAAATATTTTTAAGCCTTTATTTGTTTAGCTGTTTTTGGAGGGGAACTTTACCCCTATCTTATCTGCCGTTCTTGCTCCGAAGTATCCGCAAAGCACCCACGTAACTAGACTTGCCGTATCCTCTGTATCTAAGCCCATAAACCATCCGCCTACATATGCCATTACTAATACCGCAAGAGTTAGAGGCCTAATATTACGAGCTAACCAACTCTGGCTGTTTGAATCTGCCACCCATCTTTGAGTGACTCCATCTATTTCTGCTCGTTCTATTTTTAATTTTTCTAGAGCAATCTTTTTATCCCCTTCAGAGAGTTCAGTGTTACCACTAATAAGTTCTGAAATAACATTGCCGGGAAGTATAGCGTCACCTACTATACCAAGTATTGAAGGAGCTTTCTCGATAAGAAACTTGCCCACTCTCGTTTCTTTAAAAGGTTTTTTAGTTTTGCTCATGCCACCCTGTATGATGTGCGTCCTTTAATCTTTTCAGCGATCAAAATTCTTTTTCTATTCTCTTCTTGCGACACGTAGCTAACGTGTACCCAGTCAGGATTAGTAGAGTTGCCAAACTCCCATATCATTTGATCAAAGCTTAAATTATCTTTTATGTAGCTAAACATTTCAGCGTTGGTCTTATGTCCGAAAGTATCGTCCAAATCTATCGCGCGTCCCTCGCAATGTTGCGACCGAGAACTACCGCCAATGGCAGTATTTAAATTTTCAGATCTGAACATGCTATTAATTTTTATAGGTCCACCTACATATTCTCTAAGAGGCTCGAAAACATGAGTAGCAATACCAACCATATTAGAAAATTGATTCTTATTCGGATTGTTTTTTAGATTCAACCGAAGCGCTGTATTAGAATGTACAGCTTCTTTGTGCGTTATATGTTTACTTATTCTTTCCATACATTATATACCATTTGTGCAGAGTATATCCTATGGCAATAATGGTGGCAATAATCTTTAGGGCCACATCTAAATTTGTCATTGATGTAGCTACAGCTCCTATGTTTAGAGCATAGATTTTTAAGTCAGTCAATGTTTCTGTTTTTAGATTTAACATATATATAGTTTACTTGAATGTCACCTACTGTGGTGTCTTGCACGTAATTCATTTCTTGTTTGATTTTTTACCCGATCTATTCTGTCCTTTCATTGCACCGGGGACATCTCCGATTTGATTGCCTACTTCCTTAATAGCCTTAGTAACGTCTCTTAGCTCTTCTCCGACACGATCAACTCTTTTAGACACATCAGCCTTCATCTTGTCAAACTTCTTTTCTAGGATGTCTGGAATCATGTTGTTGTTCATGTCTTTAGTAAGACCTTTTTTTGTAAGCCATATAGCGACTATGTTTATTAATATTAGTAAAACTACTAGTCCAATTAGAATTGTTATTGTCATATCGTTTAATTTAATTATGCTATTGCTAAATAGATATAAAGTTCACCACTATCATTATTATCATAGGTATCGGCATTCCCTCCCCTTCCAACCGTAAAGCCAGTTGATGTAATATTAAATGTAGTATTTCCCCAAGTTGATTCAATAAGATTGTTGTTAGGATATAACCCCATATAATTTCCACCTATAATTCTTTTATTATCCCATAGTAACCATTCGCCTAAAGTACCTGTAGATTTTATCAAAACAAATCTTGGCTGAAATCCAACATTAATGGCTTTACTCCCATCGAGTGATCCATCACCTGTATAGCTGTCGATTTTTTGATACAATGCAATAGATTTAAAACAATAAAAAACCAATTTTGTATCGCCAGCATCAAATTTTGTTTCTATAGTTGTATTGCTAACGCTTTTAAAAATATCTGGATAAGCACCTGCAGCAGTTAAAGCATTGGTAGTATTTAAATTTAAATATCTTCCTGTTCCAGTAGTTGCAGTATAAACTAACCAATTTTGGTTAGAATCCATTGTTTTCAAAAGTATGAGTTCTGGTGCTACGGACAGTCCATGACCGAAAGTTTTAACTACATTAGTAACTTGATTACTAACAGCAATACTAAATCCTGCATCTTCATTCACTGAAACTTGAGTATCTACATTTCCTTCTTGATTTAGTGTAGATGCTCCTCCAGCTTTCCAACACCAGGCTGCGTAAGCATTCGGTGCTGCACCAGTATAGTTTCCATTTACAGCATAATTTCCAGCCGTATCATCAGCAACAGTAAATCCATTTGTATCTAATGATTTAAACTGATAATTAGCATTTGTGTATTGTGCATTACTTGAATTACTGTTTATAGTAGGGAAAGTACTACCTCTTAAAGAATCAGCTAATTCATGTGCATTACCAGCTACTTTTCTATTTTTTACCCAAACTAAGTCTGGCTGGAATTGTAAGCCTGTGTATTCTAGGTTTGATGTTGTGCCGTTATAATTATTAGAAATATCATTACCATTGCCGTCAAACTGATAAGCAGCTATACATCCTGCTCCCGCTGGGAAGTCTAATATAGCAGCTGTTGTTGTTGTTTCATCTGTCCATAAATCCTCTGCTTGAGCAGGTGTTATTGCGGTATTGAATATTCTTACTTGGTCTATTTTACCTTTAAAATATTGCCCATAGCCACTTGCATATCCTATATAAGTACCACCGCTACCACCGCTACCAATATTATAAGTTGTAGAGAAAGTTAAATTGCTTACTCCGTTTACATAAACAATAACGCTACCTGCATTACTTGAAACAGCAATATGCGTCCAAGTATCATTAGGAATCGTGTTTGACGTTGTGCTACCTAAACTATCTCCACCCCTACCAAAATTTAAAGTGTTTCCTGTAACAAATGTTAAAAATGCTTGACCATTTGCAGCATTACCCATCATAAAAGGCGTAATACTGGTGGCTGTAGGATTTAACCAAAATGAAACTGAAAAAGAATTATTGCCTGTTATTGTTGATGCAATATCTACCTTACTACTAACCCCATTAAAGTTCGCAGCCTCATTAAACTTAGCGTCTATTGTTTGAGTAGCTCCATTACCGAAATAGGTGCTAGTGTTGAAGTTTGCTGCAGCTGAAAAAGGCGCTACAACACTCTCAGTTTCTATCTGTCTCCATGCTCCGCCATCATAATACTCAACGTATTTAAGTTGTGAATTAAAACGCCACTCGCCCGTGCTAGGTGTTGCAGGTCTTGACGCCGTATCACCCGTTGGCAATTGAAGCGCTGTGTTTGTTGCGCTAAAGTCAAATAATTCCGGTGTGCCTATTTTTGTTATTGCCATAATTAGAATGTTATTTTTGAACCTGATGCAGCTGTAGTTATTTTATAAAAATATTCACCTGCTGGCATATTAGTTGTGTCTCCATTTACACTTTGACCTGCTGACGTAGTTGTTCCGTTTACTACCACTCCTACCGTAAATGTAGCCGCCGCTTTTGTGCATCTTAAAATCACTATTCCTGTACCACCATTTTTACCGCTTACTGCGCCACCACCGCCGCCGCCTGTATTAGGACTTCCTTCATCACCTGTAGGGTTTCCAGATGATGAATTTCCACCTGCACCGCCGCCATCACTTGCAGTACCACCAGCGACATTATTTGTTGATACAAATGTTCCACCGCCGCCGCCGCCTGCATAACCAAGAGATGGGCCTGTTATATTTATATTTTTTCCTGCGCCGCCATCACCACCTACTTCATTTACGCCACCATTGCGTAATCCGTTTGCACCTAATGCTCCAGCGCCGCCGCCTCCACCTGGTCCATCGCTACCCCCTGCGCCGCCGCCTTCAACATCTCTACCTATACCCCCATCAAAACCTTGATTATTGGCATCACCATTTCCAGTATTAAACCCATCACCACCTACAAAATCACTTCCTCCAGCAGCGGCGCCGCCGCCGCCGCCTGAGCCTCCTTTCATTGCTGTCTCAAGAATATTGTTATAACCTCCGGCGCCGCCGCCTACTGATGTTATTGTTGAAAAAGTTGAAATTCCTCCTTGTTGTGCTGATGTGGCACTTGAAGCTGATGCATGAGCAGTACCTCCATCACCTACAACTATAGGAAGAATTGAGCCAGGAGAAACAGTTAAAGCAGACTCTGCGCCGCCGTAACTACTTGTAGCCCTTAATCCACCTCCACCGCCGCCGCCAAAAATCCCTGCACCGCCGCCTGCGACTACTAAATAGTCTACATTAAAGTTAGGTAAAGCTTTATTCACAAAGTTTTTCCAATCAGTGCCGTTATAGTGCTGCATCGTTGAAGCTGAACTTACAGAAACTTGACCCACCTCATTTCGCATCATGCCTTCTTCGGCTGTTGGACCTGAATATGCTGCATTACTGCTTGGCATTCTAAGTCCCGCCTCTGAATAAACAGAAACAAAATTATTTTCACCTCCCATGTATCCGTGATAGTAACAGTAATAACTAGCCACCCCGAAGTCTGCTGTAACTGTTATAGTGACATCACCTGTGTAAAAATTATATGTCACTCCGCCTACGTCTAGGGTATTAAAAAATGTACCGGTATATGTGATACCTGTTAGTCCATTATTTAAAACTGCAATAGGGTGAGCAACAGGTACCCCTGTTAAAACAGTTGTGCCAATTCTAAGGCCAAACTTACCATATACACCATTAAAGTTATATTGATTTCCGCCTGCGTTTATAACAGTAACTGCATTGGTTGCATTTAAAACATAGTCAGGGTTACCTGGATTTAATTCCGTTAAGTCTTTTATTACTTTAGTTGTTGCCATATCTATCTTTCTTCCCAGGTTAATGTTTCTTCATTCCACGTATATAATCCACCTGGTGGATATCCACCTGATTTATCAGGCATAGGCACTGGTGCTACCCAATTAACACCGTCATAAGTCCAGCTTGGGTAAGGTTGTTCAGAAGTAGGTGCTTGCCAATAATAGTTCACCCATTCTGTTGTGTCTTCTTTCCAGTACCAATCCATACCTTCAGGTCTAGATGTTGGCGCTGCCCAGTAGCAAGTGTCTTCATTGAGTATCCAGCTTGCATAAGGCTGTTCGGTATAAAAAGCATCTCGCACAGGGTCGTAGATAAATCCTACCCCTGCATAATTTTTTCTAAAAGGTGTGCCGCCTAACTTGTGCACTCCCCCTTGTGTGTTGTATGAGGTTCTCTTGCATCCTCTGTAAAATCCTTCCCAGTATACTGAGTTGTCAACCTC